TCTTTCTTCATCGTACTCAGAGCTGGACCAGTCTTTTTCTTTTTAGGTTTATGTTGGTCGATAATTTCACCAAAAATTTCTTGTTTTGGATTTTCAAATAACGGCTCGAGAAGATCACATACTGGATTTAGAAACTTATTCTCAAAATAATAAAGATAATCCACCGGAATGTTATGCTCTTCAACAAATTTCGGATCTTCAGACTTTTCAAAAGCTTTTGCTTTTGGATCATCCGTTTTTGTCAGTAAATATGGAACACGATCACCAGATTGAGGTTCAGAACCCGGTTTGCGTTCTCGCATTTTTACAACAACTTGGACGTGTGACTGATTGATATTCACACTTTCGGGGCTCGTGATGGAAACGGGTTCACCTTTAATTTTATAGGTATCAGAAAGTGATTGACTCAATATAAGCTTTTCATTAGGAACATCACCAGAAAGAAGTTCAATCGCTCTCTCTTTTGCCAACTCTTTAGGAGGACCTGTATCTGGTGCATCGAGAACAACATCTAAAAGTTCTTTACACACTTCTCTTACGTGTGGTGTATTGTCTCTACGAACAACCTGGAGTCCCTTGATGTCTATGTAGTCCATATGCATCTGGTCATCCTTTCCCTTCGTCCACAACTTAGCGGCATATCGTTTTTTGGAATACAAAAAATATGGCCAGTAAACCTTCTCGAGTTCCAAATTGTTTGGTTTTTTGAAAAGTGCACTACATTCCTCGGCCGCTCGCTCACCCACTTCCCAACTATATTTGACAGCTTCTTCACCCGTTCGTTCTCCAACGTCAAACTCAACCATCACTGAATCCGTGTCACCGTACCTTACCTTCGCACCTGGGAAGTTTGCCTCTACATAATTCTTCGTCTCCTCGATCATTCCACGACCCCTACATGTCGTCGTAGAGGCGATGGGTACGCACGGAAGAATACCCTTTCCAGCGCCTGTGAATCCATACACCGAGTTCATCGAAACTTTGTACGCTAACTGCTTACCGTTGTAGACATCTTTCATCGATCCCGTCGCAGCGGCCATATCCTTTTTAGCCTTTTTACGAAATTGTTTGAGCTCTAGAAGAATGGCAGGTAAAAGACTGGGTACACCTTGTGCAAATTTATATATCTTATCACCAATTTTAAACGATTCATAGGTTATACCGGGAACGTTACCATAGCGATACTCGTCCATAACGAGCGTAGAGTAGCACAGATTGTGTGCCATCATGATTGATGGATACAGTGCTTCGAAATCTAGGGCTGTAATCGGTGTGTAATATGCACCTTTGTGGGCTTCGAGAACCGTCGCACCTTCGTATGGTTCTTCAGGTAGGGATCCATATTTGATAGTCGGTACCATATAGCCCAACTCCCTCGCCTTCTTTGTAAGCTGACTAAACACCTTAATCTGCTGACCACGCTCGACTAGGAAACACAAAGGAACCCAAGTTGCTTTAGCCATCTCGAGGAGATTGAGAAGGGTACACAATTTTTTCAAAAGTTTATGAGGAAGAAGGGTATCCTTAATACAATATTCCGCAACTTCACCCAATTTTTTGGAGTCACCCTCTTTGTACCGAGCAAACATCTCTTTTGCAGGCATGTCAATTTTTTGATCCCCCAAATACAACTTTGAAACTTCGTTGAGCTTGTACGAGTCCAACTTGTATCCCTTTTTCACTTCATGAAACATATCAAAAATGAAACGCCCAGTCATAGGAAGAAGTTTTAGAAAGTTGTCACCAAGAGCACTTGAACTCAGTTTTTTCAATAAAAGTTCACTCGGTGGATCATGAAGTTTCCCAAGATTGAAAAATTCTTCATGACACCCAGTCAGATGAGCCCTCTTAAAAATATACTCAAGATCAAAACCGAAAATGTTCCACCCCGTAATGATGTCAACATCTTTCTCGTGAATATATTTTTGAAATGCCTCGAGCATTTCTCTTTCGGTCTCGAAACTTACCACGTCAGGACCATCCGTTTTTTTGTAACAAAGACATGTCTTCTCATATGGTTCGTCATTCCCAAATTTACAAAGTGATAGAGCAATCTGAAAACATGCATCACCTGGAACATCGGCATCCGGAAACTTACCAGTCGAACTATTACACTCGATATCAATAGAAGCTACGACAAATGGAGCAATATCATCCCTAGACACAGGTTTCAGTGTCTTCCAGTCGTTACACCACAAATCGATGTCAACCTTTGCGAGATGAGAACGGACGCATTCACTTCCAGTATCAAGCCACCCAGTTGACTGAATACCTGTACGATGCATTAACCTCAGGACGGGGTCGAGATTCGCTTCATATACATGATACTTTTGGAAATCTCTATTGTACCCAAAGATAGAATTCACCTTTCTGCGATCAGCAAGGTTTTTGAAATTAAGACGCATGAAGGCAAACATCTCATTATTTTGAAAACCCCAAACATCCTTCTTCCTTGTAATACTATAACTCGTCACATGATCTGGACGAAGCTTATTCAAGTCGTTATAAAGTATACGAACATCCTGATCAGTGGTACCCCTCGGCAACTTTACAAAAAAATAAGGTTCAAAAACTGTCGTGACACACACAGACTTACCGTCTTCCGTTTTTCCTAGTATACTAATCAAATGTTCGTCATCCTCATCTCGAGCTTCCCAAGTCAAAGCTTGGAACACCACCATATGTTTATATTGAGCGAAAATTTTAATATCATTTATTAATAAATGTCTGCTGCTTTAATTGAGCTCGTGTCGGTGGGTGCCCAGGATGTGTACATCACGGGTGACCCCCAGGTCAGCTTCTTTCGTCAGAACTATAAGCGCTACACCAACTTCGCCATGAAGCCTGAGCGCATGGATTACATCGGCACTTTTGGTGCTTCTAACGAGGTTACAATTCCCATCCGCTCCAAGGGTGACCTCATGAGCTATATCTGGATCGAGGCTGATGGTATCGCCGAGGTTCAGCAAAACTCTACTGGCTTTTTCTCCAACGCCGCTGCCAACACCACCGAATTCGCTCTCTGGATTGGTGGTCAGAAGGTGTCCGAACTCGATTCCCTCTATATTCAAGGTGTTCACAACCCACTCATGCGCGATTCGGCGGCTAAGGCTTCTTTCGCGGTGACTACTAACACCCGCAAGGAAAACAACACTGGCAACCATTACATGATTCCCTTCTTTTTTGGTGAGGACTGGACTAAGGCTCTTCCTCTCGTAGCACTCCAGTATCACGATGTTGAGATTCGTGTCAAGTGCAGGGATAACTTCACCCCTGGGAGCACTCCCAAGGTCTATGGTAACTACATCTACCTTGACACTGATGAACGTAAGTACTTCACCGACACTGAACATGAACTTCTCATCACCCAAACTCAGTATCAACTCACATCGAACACCGACACCGACATTGATCTAAGCTATTTCAACCACCCCGTGAAATCGATCCACGTGGTTTCCGGTGAGTCCTCCGGTAGCAACTGGGCCGATGAGTACAACTTCAGCACTTCCTCTCTCTACATTAACGGTACTCCACTCTTTGAGAACACCTCGAACGTGTACCACCACGATGTTGTTCCCGAAATGCACTGCACAGATCTCCCCGATAGTATCATCAATGATCTTCCCACATACTCGTGGCCTTTCTGTCTCACCATGAGCAAGATGCAGCCTACAGGCTCTCTCAACTTCTCTCGCATCGATAACGCGAAGCTTGTACTCAACAGTCCCACTGGTGGTAACAGTCTTCATCGTGTCTACGCGGTCAACTATAACATTCTTCGTATCAAGAATGGTATGGCTGGTGTCGCATTCGGTAATTAATTCCAGTTATCGATTAAATTTCTAGTTTTTTCATACATTCGCTTTCCATGAAACGTCTTGTTCTTTAGTTCATCCCAAATTGTAAGTCGGTACTCAAGAAATTTCTTGAACTTTTCCGAGTTACAATTAGACTTATATCTCACCTTTTCACCCTTAAGTGCTTCGTTTGTTACAGCAATACGGGCATCCATTGAACGCTTAGCAAGCTCATCAGGAGAGAGACGAGTGGACACATCTTCTTTTTTTCCAAGTGCCATATATACTATGGATGGTCCTATCCTTTATTATTGTAAAGCATGTCACAGAACATACGATGGTTGTGCACAGTGCTGCTTCGAAATGGAACATGTCGAAGTTAAACGCGAAACATAAACAAATATGTTTTCCCAGATATAAACATTATGCACGTCGTTCTTAAACCCAGTCCATCAGTAACACACAAATATCGTGTTATTCTTCCCAGTAAAAGAGCGATTGATTTCGGACAAAAGGGGTTTCATGATTACACAGACCACGGAAATCCCCGTCTTATGAGAGCGCATCTTATTAGGAAGGGTGCTATCATTCCTAAGAAGTTACGTATCGAAACAAATCAGTATGAAATACATAGAGGTATGCTCATGGTCGATGAAAGTGAACAAGAAGATTGGGAAGACTTTTTCAGGGCTGAATATTGGGAACGATGGATGCTTTGGTCGTACCCTGATATCAACAAAGCCAAATTATTCATGACTATGCAAAAGGGTATGCTATTCATGCCCCAACCCGAAGATTTATGGTTTCCTAAATCCCTGTAGAACCAAATCCACCAGAACCCCTCTCAGTATCTTCAACGATATTAATTTTCTCGATGGGTGGGGTCTCACAACGCTCTAGAACGAGCTGAGCGATGCGATCTCCCTTTTTCACCTCAAAGTCTTTGTCTCCATGATTGAAGAGAACGACTTTGACTTCTCCAGTATAATCAGGGTCGATGACTCCCGCTCCAACCTGAATACAATGCTTTACGGCTAGACCCGAACGAGGTGCCACGCGTCCATAGCATCCAGGAGGTAAAGTAATAGCTAGTCCAGTCGCAACAAGAGCGTTACCTGCCTGACATGGTACAATAGTATCAGCAACGCTGTATAGATCGTATCCAACAGAACGATCAGAACCGCGAGTTGGAATAATAGCATCAAAACACAACTTCTTGATCCCGAGGGACATATACATCTTATTAGCACGTTGTCCTTAAGTTATATGACGAACCACGAGGTGATTCACCCCGCCTGTTTTTTTCTTTATATACCAATTGTAAACAGCAAAATGGTACAGTATATACAATAACACATATACCCAAAATGATCATCATCCAGATCATCGTTTATATAAACACATGTTTTAAATGCACTCAAAGGGATTTGAACCCTTGACCTTAAGCTTACTAAACTTACGCTCTACCCCTGAGCTATGAGTGCTAAATGCTGAGAACGGGGTTCGAACCCGTGAGGCTTGCGCCAGACGTTCTTAAGACGTCCCCCTTAGACCACTCGGGCATCTCAGCAAGAATACCTGGTTCCCATTCTATTCAACAAAGTAACTAAATCTTTAAGCATTTAGGAGGTGGTTCAAATGCAATCTTTTCCTCGAGTTCTTTGCGTTGTTTCATTTTTTTGATGTCCGCACCTTGACAATCGTGTTTCGTTAAGTTTAAACAACTGGGACAAAAACTTCCCTCACAGTACGTACAATCAATGGGAACTCCACATTTCTTTCTACACAATTGACACGGCATCTTACTATTACTCAGATAAAGATTTTAAGTGTATTTAATGAAGTATGTCCCTCACTTACGCTTCTATCAAACCAGTTCCCGAATATAAGCGTCTCAAAAACACACTGAAACGGTCTACCGCCGCATATGGTACAGCTCTAGCCGCATCTCATTTTATCACACAAGGCGCCGAACAGGGTGTATCGGCCACACTAGGAGCTGCGGCCTCATATGCGTACATCTCACTACTTTCGGATCGTGTGGACAAACTCGAAAAGTCGTCATTTCAAAAGGAGTTTATCGCTCCTTTGAGTGCCGCAGCGTTTGAGGTATCGTGGAATAATGCACCTTTTGCATTTGACTTTGATTATGGTGCTACATTTGTAGGATTTCTCGCATACAAGTTTGCAATCTCGACAGTTCTGTATGAGACCGTTAGAGATATGATGATTTCTGATAGTGAAGCAGTGTATGATACAACAAAAAAAGAGTATAATGAGATTAAAGACTAGTACAGACTTTTATATATGCTTTGCTGTTTTAGCAAACGTATTTTATCTCAGACAGATGATTCTATACCAGTTTTCAGTTTAAATAAATTTAAGGGATATGCGAGGATTACGAGTGTGTACGATGGAGACACGTTCAATGCAGCTATCATAATCCATGGACGTGTCTTGAAATTTAAATTTCGTACGCTTGGTTACGATTCACCTGAGATTAAACCTAGTTTGAGCATGGTCAATCGCCAGTCGCACATAGAAATGGCCAAATGTGCACGAGAATTGTTTAAGAAGGAGTGTGATTTCGATGATCGTAGACCCCACGAAATTTGGAATCCATTCATTTGTAAAAACAAAGTAAATGGTCTCGTATGGATCGAATGTGAAAAAATGGATAAATATGGACGACCACTTGTTACGGTTTACAGAAATAGGGGAGATTCTGTTTCTGTAAACGATAAAATGATTTATTCTGGAATTGTCAACGTGTACGACGGAAAAACGAAACAATCTTTTGATACTATTTAACGAAGACGACGAAGCTCGCGAGCAATACGCAACGCCGCACGGGGAGAAGCTTGGTTGACGGCCGCCAACGCTTTGTTCTGCTCGTAAGACACACGGTTTTGTATCGCCGCTTTGGCATTCCTCCTAGCACGCTGAACAGCGGTTGGACTGGGAATCCTGGTAGTCATCTTCTTCATAAAGTTGGCAGCAACCTTCTTGTCAAGGGCCTTCTTCTCAGCGCGCTTCTTGGCGGCAGCCATCTTCTTGGTAGCCGCTGGGTACATCTTGGTTAGGGGAACATTGTTCATGTTTTGGGGAGAGTTCTTGGCACGCGCCTTGATGGCACCACAGAGCTCACCGACAGTCTTCTTCTCTGTGCTAATACCATACTTCTTGGCAACCTTCACCACCTCATCCTTCTTGTAGAGACGGCACTTCTTACGACCAATCTTGAGATCACCCGCCTTGTCTACGGAAACGAGTACTGGAGTCATTGTTTGTTATATACCGAGAAAATTTTCAATTATTATTAAAAGGGAAATGGTAATCAGATATGGTATCCTGTTCTATGTGTATTTACTCTCTCGTCTAGGAAAAAGATCTAAAAAGAAGATCAAAAGGAAGGTGACTTGGATTTAATCTCACCAGTCTGGAGAAACTCATCAATCTTCTTAGCGATACTCTTACCGATACCTTCAATTTTGTGAGGTCCCTTAGCGAGTTCTTCGCCACTGGTCACTTCAAAATCAAGTTCACTGATAATTTCCGCGGCACGCTTGTATGCACGGATCTTATGCGGGTCGCTCTCTTGAGACGCACATGTGTTAAGTGCCCAAGCAATTTCTTCATTGGTAGATGCAGATTTGAGATTCTCAAGCTTCTTGACCTTGCCAGTCTCGAGAAACTCATCAATGATTTTGGCGATACTCTTACCAATCCCAGGAACTTTCTTGGATCCCTTTGAAAGTTCCTTACCATTCGTCACTTTGAAAGGAAGTCTGGAGATGTTATAAGCTGCATCATCATACACTTTCGCCTTGTGCTCATCGTTCTCGTAGTAAGAGAGGCTGTCAAAGATGTCCGCGAGTTCGTTGTTGTACGAGATGAAAAAATCAATGTCATCGCCATCTTCGGACTCGTAGTCGTTAGAGGCGACAGACTCCTCGTAGTCGGAATCTTGCTCCTCGAGATACTCATCAATTTTATTGGCGATGCCCTTACCAATACCATTGATGTGAAGAACACTCTCACCACTCTCCACTTCGTAATCGAGAGAAGAGATGACATTAGCAGCCGCTTGGTAAGCACCCGCCTTGTAGAAGTCGGAAGTCATCTCACCAAGCTCCAAGAGACGATCGACAATACCTTGATTCACACATTTCTTCGTGACACGGGTAGTTGTATTGTACAGAGAGTTGAGCTTGTTGAGTGCAGCGACCTTCTCTTCATTGGCCTCGTTGAGAAGCTTCTTGAGCTGCTCGATCTTGGTACGAGACTCTTCGTTGAGCTTCTCGAGCTCGAGGATGTAACTGGTGATGGAAGTAACGTTCATGTTGGTAGTAGTTTTGATGAAAACTTGGAGTATGGGGCTCACTTAGGTTAAAGAATGTGAAATAATTATTTCTATGCAATTAATTCGTACATTTGGTCTCATACCCTATCTATTTCATTTTTTACACACGGGCTCTATTGTATCTTTCGTTGTATTCAATAATGGAATTTTATTTCATGCACTACTCCCGAATAATTCTATCATGAAATGGTTTGATATACTTTGTAATTCGATCTTAGTATTGTACGTAAATATTTGTGTCATGAATATATTCGTATTCACTTGGACAATTGCGGCATGTTTGTGTTTTCTTTGGAACTCGAGAAATGTTACACATGAACCAACTAAAGCCATTCTACACGTGACGGGAGTTCAATGGGGTTTATTTAACGCATTGAAACTCTCTGGATACTAATATAGTTACTGACTACCAACAGATTCATCGTTGGATAATACTTCTTGGTTCACTGGGTTCGCACGTTTCACCGCTGGTAAATCAATCACAACATTTGGTTTGGGTTTTCCTGTCGCTTTGTATAAAACCATTAATAACATAAGATATTGTCCAACTGGCATATCTATACCCGGATTAATCTTTACCCAAGAACCATCACCCACAAGTTGCATTAATTTGTTATCTTCGGATAACTTGGTTCGTTCAATAAATCTGGGATCTTCCATTATTGGGTCAAGTAATGGAAGTTTTCCATCATAAACATCATCTACGAATTGCTGGATAAGTTTGTTACCGTCTTTATCTGTTATGTCTGTAACCCGTCCATCTGTAACTCTCTCAAAGTATAGACAGTCAAGAGTCCCGTCCGGACATGTTCTTTCTTCCTCATTGAATATTTCCGGACCACCACTGTTGGGGTTTTCTGTTGAGTTTGGATTATAAGCATATACACTATACTCTGAATGTTCATATGGAACAAAGCTGTTAGGCATCATGATATAACCTTCACGACCACTAGTCTGTTTATTTCCACAAACTACGACAGTTTCAGGTTTTTGCTCCACCGGTTTCTCCTGTAGTTTTGTAAAATAATAATACGCGAGTGCGGCTAAGAGTATCAATAATATGACCACCATCCTATAACTATTCATAGTTTATATTATGTTGATAAAAAAATCAACTGCTCCTAAATCTATATTTAATGCATTGAAACTCTCTGGATACTAATATAGAGAGGTAAATGTATATGAAAAATAGATGAGTGCAGTACTCGTTCATGATGTGGTCACTTTGGGATTTCTTCTTCCATTTGCGTGTATGTGCCTCGCAGAGCTTGCGTTCAATTATACCGTTTATCCCCTATTTATTACACATGCTCTTATTTTTCACATGGCTTTCGATCTCGCGTGGATGTATATTCAACCCACAATAATCCCAAATCTTCGAGGATTTATCGCCGCACACCATTTTGCCGCACTCAGTCTTCTTCTACACCCTATAGTTAGACCAGAAGAATCACAGCTCGTAGCTTATGCAGGTCTCATCGAATTTGATACATCCCTCCTACTTCTCCGTCGTCTATTTAAGAGGTCTAAATTGTTCAATAGGATGTATCTCATTTCGAATGTTGTATTGAGAGTATGGTATGAAACCCTGTTGACAATTCTATTTTGGAATTATTTCAAATATGAAGAGTTTTGGTTACGACTTCACATCATGAGTGGTCAGATATTCATCAATCTATTTAGCTATGGTATCTGCGTAATGACGTATACAAAACAAATGCGAATTAAAGATAAGAAAAGCTCTTAATCAAAATGATTGGTCTCAAACCTGTCATCGTACGACCCAATGCTCGCGTTAGCGCCAAAAAGAATGATTTCGTTGCACCCACCGAAGCACCAGGTGAGGGCAAACGCAGGTTTCCTTCGATGGATGAACCCGAGAAGAAACCTCACCCTATCAAGAAATTTATAATGGACGTTTTCAAGATCAAGGAGATTGATCATGAAAAGTTCCGTAAAGAAAGTATGTGGGCAATTAAAATTAAGAAGAAAAAACCTCGAGATTGAAGTTCTTATCAATTTTACCTAAACGAATTTTACCCTCACCAATGAGGCGTTTAATCTTAACACCCAAATCATGATGATCCACAGCCTCTGGCATGTTGGGCAAATCTGGCATGAATGCCATCAACGTAACCATCTTCTGATTCATGGTCAGGTCTCTGTTTTGGAACAGCTGCTTGATGTGCGGAGGAAAGTTGTCTACGTTCATTACATTCTATGGGGACTTTTTCTTTAATGGTTTCTTTTTAGGTTTAGGTTTTTTACGATCTTTTACATGTTTTGCGAGGCCGGCGACGGCAGCACCTTGGGCGAATGTAGAAATGAGAGCTCCTGTGCATATGGGACACGGCATAATATACACCTAAGTGAGACAAAAATAAGTAAAATATAAGCACACAAAATGACTACTATCAAAGCTGACGCTGGTTACTACGTCTTCTCCCTCAAAGAGATCGAAGACGAACGAATTATCCTCGCCAAGCACCCAGTGATCGCGTTCGAAATTGTTCCGTACCGTGCTTCTGGACGATACGAAACCCGCCCCATCACAGCCGCCGATCATTCTGGATACGACAACTACTTCGATCATCACCATAAACAGACCCTGTTGACTCCCGATAAGTTGGTATATGAAGATGACTGTACACCTTGTACCCTAGAGTGCTATATCGAATGTCTTAAAGAACGTTTTGGGGACAAGCTTGAGTTTCATGTGAGCGTATGAGTTTAACCCCGTAGCCCAACTTCTCCACCACTGGGTCGTTTCGATAGTCCTCTTTGTAATACACCTTTTTGATACCACTACTCGCCAAAGCCTTGTAGCAGTTAAGACACGGATAATGTGTCACATACGCCACACAATCATCGATGGAGGCACCCCTCTTCGCCGCATCCGTGATTGCGTTAATCTCCGCATGTATCGTCGCTTGTTCGTGACCATCCCTGACGATGGACTTGTGTTCGCACCCACCTAGAAATCCATTGTAGCCCATGCTGATAAGCCTATTGTTCTTCACGAGGACACAACCTACCTTCAGTCGCTCACATGGAGACCGCACAGATGCGAGTTGAGCAGTCTGCATGAAGTAGTCTTCCCAGCTAATGCGAGGCATTTTAAATGCCTAAGTAAAGGTATCTTTAACTAGTAGTATGGTGAATTTAAAGAAGGTTTGGATCAGAGAGGTGTACTACAATCGTCAGAAGCGCCTCGAAATCCTCAAACGTCGTGACTCCGCTGAGTACAGAAGGACCCCATTCGTTGAAGAAAATAGAAAACGATGGGAAATTTTTCTTAAACGTAACCTAAAAAAATCAAGGTTAAGGCTTCTGACAGCGGATGTTAAAGTGTGCAGGGATGACTCGATCGAAAATTTAATCAGCATTTGGACAGAGAACGCCGCGAAAATCACGAAAATTTTTTTTAAGCTAAGAAGTTTTGAACATTGCATGTGCTGTCGTCAAAACAAGCATCTTACAAGGGCACATTTAATTCATGACAGACCTGAGTTACTGAAGCGAGCAATCCTGGAGGCTCCTATCATTGACGATGGACACGAATCTCACATTTCCTCCAAGTGGTTCTTGCGTAGGTACTTACAATTACATATCGATTTCCCCATAGCCCCACTGTGCAAAGAGTGTCATGAATATATTGACAGAAAAACTTCAACGTAAATCCTTATCCGCCGTGTAATACGTCTTCCCCTTAGTTACAAAACTATGCACTCTCGCGTATCCCCACGCCTGTGGAGAGGCTCCCGGACGATGCCCGGTTCTCCACGCGGCGAGTCCCCTATTGTAGACTGTCTTGAGAGTCTTCAAAGGCACGCCAGTAGCCTTAGCAATTTCAGGGAGAGATTTGACCCCTGGGTACATCTTTCTAAACTTTTGCGTGTAGGAAGAAGTCTTTGTTTTCTGTCCCTTGTCCGTCTTGAAATCTTTGTAGTCCCGTTTGAGCATCTTCTTGTAGCGAGTCTCGACCTGACCCAAGGTGGTGAGTCCCCTGAAATATTTGAGGGGTGCGTAGATCTTACCTTCAGATTTACGCAGCTCCCCAACCTTCTTAGTAATCTGAGCATCGCTCAGAGGCATCTTACTTTTCCCTGAGAAATTAGTCCTCGTCATCCTGTATTACACAATTACCAGAAACGAGTGTGTAATCAATTTCACAATCGTCTAAAATACATTCACCTTGTACATTTGTTCTATAAAAACCATTGGGATCCTTTTCCCCTTCTGGTTCACATATTTGACCACTCAGATCTTCTATACAAGCATCCTTTTCTTCAGATAAAACATGACCAGTTTTACAGGTATCAATAATACATTTACCTAACACATTCGTCATGTAATTTGCTTGTACATCAACATTCGCGTCAGGTTGGCAAGGTTGTCCACTTAAATCGAGTGTACACTTGTCTTCGTACAATGTGTATCCGGGGTAACATTCTACAAAAGTACATTTAAGGTCTTTATTATACTGATATAAAGCCTTTTTGTCACTACCTTTACACATATCATCTTCTCTTTTTACATAAAAAAGTTGATAAGATGTTAAACCTATAAGAGATGATGAACAAAAACACATCATGAGTGCAAATATAATAAAAAAAGGATCTTCTGAACCCATTATCTACTTTACATTGAGATATTTTGCAGCCACTTTAATATTTGGAAACAGACGATCCCCCAATTTCACGCGGCCTGTGTTTGGATTGTAGTACCCCTTGTATCCATTGAACACAGCCTTGTGTGATTCACCCATATAAAAAATAAGAGATATTTTAAATCAGGATGGGTCTCTCAATTATCATGGGAAATATGTTTTCGGGTAAAACATCGGAACTTATCCGGAGACTAAAACGATTGAAGGTTATCAATAAGCAAATTATCGTAGTGAATTCTGCGAAAGATACACGTTCTCCGGAAGAAGTTTTGAAAACACATGATAATGTAAAATTTAAATGTTTCAAGGTGTACGATCTTTACGATCTCATGGACAAGAGTGCGTTTGAAGATGCCGAGATTATCGCCATCGATGAAGCACAATTTTATCCAAACCTCAAAAAGTTTGTAGAATCTTGTCTAGACATGGGGAAGGATGTCATCTTGGCAGGTTTAGATGGTGACGCATTTCAGAGAAAATGGGGGGAACTCTTAGATTGTATTCCAATGGCCACGGAAGTTACAAAGCTATCGGCTTTGTGCATGCGTTGTGGTAACGGAAATTTGGGACCATTCACTAAGCGTACAGTAGAAAATACAGAACTCGAACTTATTGGTGGGAGTGATATGTATGAGGCGGTGTGTCAGAAACATCTGTGAACATCTAAAATCAAAACAACTCTACGCCCCGTACCAGTTTTCATAACTTCATGGTATCTCGCATGATCAAATAGAAAGTCTTCTCCTTCACGATGTTCGTGTGTTCCTCTCTCAGTATATAAGGTACAATCACCACCACCTTCTATAGTGAGATGATATCTGAGCAATAAATTTGTTTCGGCGCGATGTGGTGGAATGACCATTGGCTCATCCATCACCGCAAATAATGCAGTTTCTTGGTGAATAGACGGTATTTGACCAATTAAACTCTTAAGAAGTGGGAAATCTTCAGCTTTATAAAAATAATACGCGTCATTTTTATCAAACCACGGGTCGGCTTCGTGGAAGAAGTATTTTTTGGCCGTTTTTGAAACCTCGTTGAATTCTTGACGAATCTTTTCAAAGTGTGCTTTTACGAGCCAGAGACCTGGGTGGTCATTCACTCGATACTGGGATGACCAATTGATAAGGTCGATAAGTGTGTTTCGCATACCAATCAGAGGACGTTTCGGGTTTGCAAAATACAGACGATCCACTGGTGCCTTCAGGTAGTCATGAAGTACCAAGACCATTGGGATCAATAGAAACGACCACATTATTTTCTCGGTAGATAATAAAAATG